TATCCTTCCCAGTTCCAGTCTCTCCCCTAATAACAATTGCTATTTCAGGATTCTCGTCTGGGTGCTTTATGATATGAGATATATAATTAATAAGGTACTGTGTAACCTCCTCATTACCATCCGATATATTTTCATTAATAAATTTAATAAACCAATCTGGAGATTTATAATCTTCAATCTCCTTAGATATAAAACCATCAAATAAATTATAAATATAATCTTTTGTTTTATCATTCTCTTTTTTATAATATGGTCTAAAATCAATACCTTCATAAACTCTTTTATTTTCATCATTCAACCAACGATTAATAAATGTCTGTCCCTTTTTATCACCAATGCTTTTTATACAACGATTTAATTTTATAAAATCTCCCTCACTATAAAAAGCATCTGTATATACTCCGTCTCGATTCCTAACCCTTCTAATAAATTTAAATGGTTCAATTATCATACAATTAGATTCTTCAAATATCTCTTTTTTCATATGATAATCTCTACTTTCTCTCTCGTCCCATTCATCTATATTAATAAATGATTTATTCTCTTTATAACTCCATTTAATATATGGGTCGTTATTTAATAATAGTTTATCATAATGTTCTTTGTGTTGTTTTTCAAACATAAAGCCGTCAAACATCGGAACTATAGTTTTATGTTTAATTACACTATTAATAATTATATTCTCTTTAATACATAATAATTTATTGATTGTAGATGAAATAGGATTCTTCTTATTATCTGTTACAATATCAAACGATTTAATAATATCTGTTTCTTTAATAATATAATCGTATATCTGTTGCTTCTCATTATGGAACGATTTAATATATGGATTCTCTGATAATAATTTATCACTATTTAGATTCATTAACAAATCTATTTTATTGAACTTATATTTATCAATTACTTTATTACGATTTTTAACATACTTTTCTAAGTAATGACAAGGAACATCTAATTTATAGTCTTTGATTATTTTTAATAATATAGATGGATGAGCATTTACTATGTCTATATCTAATAAATAATCTTCTGTTAAAAATTTCCTAATTGTTCCTTGAAAGTTTTGAACTCCTCGTCCGCCTTTTACATAGATCCTACCATTACTCGCGTTTTTTGAATAATAATAATCGTTTTCTAATAATACATAGTCTTTATCTGCGTCTTTATTTTTTAATACCTCCATACAATAATTATAGATTGAGTCGTAATGTGTTTTACAATCTAATATATTTCCGTCAGCATCCATCTCTTTATTAGACCAAAATCGTTTGCTGAACTCTTTGAAATCCAGATTAATAATATATCTCGCGTTTTTGAGATTTACTTTATCTGTGAATTTCATATTAATTATATACTTTATATTAAATTATCTCTTTATATGTTAATTATGAGTTTTGTAAAAATAAACAAAAAATAACAAAAAATACAACTTTTCGGCCTTATTCAATGAACTCCCCAGAATATATATGTGTTATCTCATTATTCTCCTTTTATATTTATTGAAATAGTTTTTTTTTTTTTTGTATTTTTTGTATGTTTTTTAATTTATTAACATAGTAAAATATTAATAATAATATTTACAACACCTATTTACCACCTAATCATTAAAAATACATAAAATTAAAAAGTTGCTTATTTTTGAAAAAAGTTGTTTATTTTTAAAAAAGTTGTATATTTTTTATAAAAGTTGTATATTTTTTTAATAATTAAATAAATTCATAAATATAATTAATAATTATATAGTATTTAATAATCTGTATAAAAATCGTTGAGAACTTATAGATATTAAAAATAGTATTTAAAAACATATAATATTATAATAATAAATATATATTTATATAATGAAGTATGAAATCACTTATACGTTACCTATTGATGATACAACGATTACTTTTGAATGTGAAGGACAGAAGAAAATGATTGAAGAATTAAATAATAGGATGTTCAATGGATATGAGGTTTTACGCTATGAAACTATAAAGAATTATATGAGTCGTCCAGATAGATACAAATTAAATTATTTAAGAAACGTGAAAATTACAAAATTTAGAAAAAATGTTTAAGTTCTGTAGATATATATATATTGTAGAATTCCTCTCGGATGTATAAATTTATGATAATAATTGCTTATAATTGAAGGTTTCAAATCTAATAAATAGGATATATCCTTTATACGATTGAATTCCATAATTTTTAATACCTTTGTTTTTTCTTTATCATAAAATAGATATAATATCCACCCCATTTATTATATGATAATATATTTATATGAGTTATCCTCCGACCCTATCACCTACGAATATAATACAAAATAATTTATTATTACAATCATTTACATTAACCGAATTCTCGGTGGCTGTTGGAACAATTCTCGGTTCTCTTACAGCGTGTCTTTTAGTTTGTTTTAAAAGTCGATGCACCTTTATTAAATGTTGTGGATTAGAATGCCAAAGAAAATTAATAGATGAAAAAGATATTGAGAATAATATACAACCAGAACCAGAAGAATTAGAACCTGAACCGGATATTATTAACAATCCTTAAAATATACTTAAAAACATATTACTAAAAATTAATAATTATTAAATAGATATGAATTGTATTCAATTATTAGATTATGATACAGAGTTAATCGTATTGAAATATTTAAAACAAAGAAGACATTATTATCAATTTTATAAACCTATTTTATGTAAAACAATAGGTTCATTCAAAGAAGAATATAATTATTGGGATATTAGATCACAATATTCAATTAGTAAAAAAACATTAGAAGCAGATAATTTTATAAATGATTCTTTGGAGTTGTTTAAATTTTTAATGTATAATAAACATATGTTATTTTCATGGGAGATAGAAGAACCGATAAGAGGTAAATTATATATTCGTAAGATACAATCAACCACTCAATTTCATAACAATCGTGAGAATAAAGATAAAAAATATAATACGATTTATAATCTTAGAAAGTGTATCAAAAATAATAATGAAATAATCTGTAGGATTCAAAAAGATAATAACATTAGTGATTATCAAAAAAATCAAGCATTAAAATTTTACAGAATGTCTAATACATATCTTAAAATAAAAACACAATTAAAAATAAGGAATTATTGGTCGCCGAATGGTTCTGTTAATATAGATATGAAGAGAACTAAGTATCGAAAGTGTTATACAAATCATCGCTTATGGAATAGATATTCAAGGGGTAAGGAGGATTATCGTTTTACACCACGAGATTTTAAAACAATGAATAATAATTTAGATAAAAATATTAATAAAAAAACAAGTGATTATATAATTAATGGACCATATTACACAGAACCAGAACCAGAACCAGAACCAGAACCAGAACCAGAAGAATTAGAGGGAATACCTCATCATACTAAATATATAACGAGATATGACGATTTAGCGGAAATTATATGTGGAAATCAAATAACAGAGTTTAAAAAAGTTGGACTCACTAAATGGTTAGTAAAGTATAGATCAAGAGAGTATATACCTTAATTAGAAGATGGTTTCTTGTATGTTGCTTTTGCTCCTTTCAATGCGTCTTTGTATAGAAATTTCGGATCTTTTTTTTTCTTCTCTTCATAAAACTTTTTTACGTGAATGTTCCAGGCTGAGGGTGGCCGTTTAGTTTTTGGTTTAGAAACTTTTTTCGGTTCTTTTTTAGGGGCGTCTTCTACAACAACCTTAACCTCCTTCTTCTTACGAGGTTTAGAAACTTTTTTTGGTTTAACATCTTCTTGTTTTTTCATATCTTTTTTCATATTATAATATATAAGTTATATAAATTATTTTATTTTAAACTTACTTTTATATTTTTTTATATTCGTATTTATATTTGTGGAATCACCCCATAGAATATAATAAGATAAATAACCAGGCATCATATAATTATTCGTTTTTAAATCTTTAAGATGTCTTTTTCTATATAATCTTCTTCTTTCTTTATCTTTATGAATAGTATAATCTTCGTGTTCTGAACTACCGAAATGAGACGTTTTTACTTTTTTATTATCTTTATAAAATACTGCTTTATATTTTTTATTTTTAATATTTGATTTAGTTATTAAAACTCTAACCATTTATTATATCAAATGTTTTATTAAAATCATAATAATAAATATATAAATTATAATATATTATATTAATATAAATAATGATTCGAGGGGTAGATCACAGACATATCGTCCAAATGGATAGAGATATAGCAAGGAATATAATNGCTATTGGAAAAGATACAACTATAAGACCAGTAGAAAATACATTCAAAAAGAAAAATATTAAAATAGAAGTATTAGAAATACCTACGGAGCGAGGAGTGGATCATAGAAATATACAAAAAGACGCAAGGAATCAAGAATCACATATAAAAGCAAATTCTAATTTTCAAAAATCTAATTTTAGAACGGTAGATGATCGGAATTCTGATAGCGGTTATTTAAAATCAATTAGTTAAACATTTAGTTCATCATCACCCTCCATTTTAAAATTTAATAGTTTAAAATTTTTGTGAAACATTTTATTTAGAGGTGCGTTAGTGTCTATATATAAGAAGTCGTGTCTTTTTTTAAATACAAAATTTAATATTTTATAAAACTCTTTTTTTGATATTAATATTAATTCATCAAAAATCGTATTTAATTCGGTCTTGTTTCTCGTGTGGAATATGTATAGGTGAGAAGCAGTCTTTCTGATGGGGGCTGGTATTTTGTTATACACTTGACTCGTCATTATCAATGCTACAGAACCACCAGCACCAGCCAAATGACGGCGATTCATAACGATTTTTGAGATTAATCGTTGTAATTCGGTTGAACGTTTAATATCATTAACAGTATCATCCATTATCAGCAAAATTGATTCTCCTGTATCTCTTATCATATCAAGCACACCTTCTAAATTTTCAACGGTTAATTCCTCAAACATTTGATCCTCTGGTATTGATTCAAAAGGATTATTTTTTATAGTAGCCATCGAGGGAGAAAATATAAATACCTTATCAAACTTATTATTATAATTTTTATTTTTCTTACATAATAAATTAAGTATTAAATTACTCTTACCACTTCCAGGACGACCGATAATTAATTTAAAAAAATTTTGGTTCTGTGGTAAAGGTTTAGGAATTGATTTATCAATATCATCACAAGAGAAATCAAATTTACTTATTTTAATAGGACGCTCATAATCAAGTTCTTTTATATTCATAACTTTAATATTATATTTATTTTATTTTTAAATTAAAAACATTGATATATTAATATAAAATGGTTGGTGTTAAGTGTGCTTACATAGACAAAACTAAATTATCTAAATCTAATAAAAATAAATTAATGAAACATAGTCATCACCACACATTAAAACATATTAAACATATGGTAAAAAATATGAATAAAGGAAATACATTTTCTAAATCTCATATAGAAGCACAAAAAAAAGTTGGTAAGTAATTTAAGCGAACCGCATAAATGATTTCATAGAACCATAATTCGGTTGTTGTTCTTGATAATTGATAGGTTCTTCATAATGAGAAGGAGGGAGGTATTCCTCGTCTGAGGTTTCTTCCTCCTCGCTGGTGGAAGTATCATAATAAACAACTTTCCTCGGTCTTGGTTTAACCGCTTTTCGTTTCTTAGGTTTAGGTTTTGGTTTAGGACGTTTTTTATAAACAATAATCGGTTCAGGTTCAGATTCACTTTCACTTTCTTCTTCTTCTTCTTCTTGTTCTTGTTCTTCAATAGTTTCTTGAAAAGGTTGATATTCTTGTTCTGATTGATTTTCAATAGGATCTAAATCCTTAATTTTTTTTTGTAATTTATCTTTCTTATCTTGTATCTTCTTTTGCTCTCTTTCCTTCTTTCTTAACTCATAATTTTCTTTTTTTTTTAATCGTGCTTTCTCTAATGCTTTTAATTGTTTTTCACTACGAGGTTTTTTAACTTTTTGAATAGGTGCTATTTCAGCAACCTCATCCTCATAAAAATTTTCATTCTCTTCAAT